TTATAAAATGGATTGGTAGTACCAACACGTGATGTTCCAAACATTGGATTATTTGCACCAAATACCCGTTCGCTGCGTTTTTTGCGTTCGATATCAGTAAATGTTGCACCACTTCCACCATCTAAACCAGTTTCTGGTTTAAGATTGGCCCAATATTCCGAGGATGTTACATCAAATAATTCCGACAGAGCAATTGCAGTATTAACTAACGCATCGATATCTGTATATAATTTATACCATATGGTTGTTACGTGACAACTTCCGTGTTTTGTGATATGTCTCCGCCAGCGTGTTCCAGATCCTTTATATTTTATTGGATCTTTTCTCATAGTTTTACATAAGTATTTTAAACCCGTAATATTGTGCTGTTTGATCATTAAAAACGTTGGTTTAAATTTTTGTCTAGTTGATTCTAAAATATAAATATTCATGCTGACATTCCTTGTTAATGTTAGAGTAGTTGGGACGGCCATCCGCGAACTACATCTTTATTTATCCGTTAATTGATTATATCACAACGCTTAACTGTTGTAAACAATAAATATTGTAGTTATCAAGGAACTACAATGAGAGATTTAATTGATTTAATAGAATCAAAAACAAAATGCCAAACTCCTGGTGCAAATTACAAATTTGAAATACATGGTAAAAAAGTTATTTCAACAGTTACGCTGCCATTTTCATTAGACTTATCAGAAGATGAATTTAAAAAACTAGACGATGAATTACATGATGCATTAGAAAGTGTTTTCAAACAATTCTTTAAGAACTCTTGACAAAATTAAATCACCTGCTATAATAAACTAAACTTAACTTATAGGAACAATTATGTCATTTAATAACGATAAAGAAGTTTATGAAGCATTATTATCTGGAGAAACATTAAAGAGAACTGATGATTATCAACATATCTTATACAAACTCATTAATAACAACCTCACCCGATCACTAGATCATGGTAAAACATGGGTGCCGTCCGAATTGAAAACAAGCTTCAATTTATTGGCCATAAAAATGAAAACTATTAAAATTGGTGATGTAGAAGTTCCAGCCCCAGTTAGAAAACCATTACCAAAAAATAAGGTGTATTACATACCATCATTCTCTGAATTTTATATACCAAAATGGTGGGGTTCTTGTTCAGAAGATATGAAGTATCTTGAATCTGGGTTGATTCATTTGACTGCAGAAAATGCACAGAAGCATGCTAGCGCATTAATAGCATTGAGTGCGAACGACAAAGAAAATAATAGTAATTAAATCCTAATATAAATAAAATATTACAAGGAAGTATATGAAAATTGGATTTTGTTTTTACGGGATAACCTACGGTACACAATCAACTAAAGGATTTAAAGATTACAGACATTGTTGGACAAACATTCATGAAATGCTCGTCCAACCATTCATTGATAATGGGCATGAGGCTAATATATATGTCACAACCTATCCATTCTCTGACCCAGATATAGAACAAGAATTCTATGCCACTGTGAAACCAGAAAAGATTCATTTTTGTGAATTTGAAGGATCTGATCCATTTACTTGTAAAGGTGCATTTGATGCATTTCAAAATGAAAATTTAGATTTCATTATCTTAACACGCTTTGATATACATTTTCATAAAGTGTTATTTAATGAAAATATAGATTACACCAAATTTAATTTTTTATATCCAGAAACTGGTGGATTTTGGTGGGATATATTACGCTGGACCACTGACAATGTATATATGTGGCCAATGCATTTAACTAATCAAGTCCATCAATCATTACATTATACTTATCGAAATTTAAGACCAGAATCAGCAGACACACACCCATTGATACACAAATTGGCATTAAGCATTGGTCATGAAAATATTCATTTTATATCAAATATTCCAGAGCCAAGTGATGAAAGTTCGTTCTATACTTTGTGCACTAAAGGCAGGGATATAGAAAGAGCTGAACATGTCAGAAAGTATGGAATAGAGAATACTCCATGGACGAAATCTTAAAAAAACTAAAAAATGGGTATTCAACAAGTGAATTATATTTAATAAATGACAACGGGAATACAATAGTAAGAAAAATTAACAATATTGAAAGAAATATTGCTAGATTTTCCGAATTGAGCGAATTGGATTTGCAATTCCCAAAAATATTTAATATAACATCTAACAGTTATGATATGGAATATATACCAAATTTAGATATTAAAACATTCATAACTCATTATGATAACAATATACTAAACTCTTTCATTAAAAAAGTATTATCTACACTAAAAACCAGTACTACTGGTACGTTTGATTTTACTGAAATATATAAACAGAAATTAGATAGTATAGATTTTGAAAAATATAAATTTGTGTTTGATAAAGAATCTTTATTGTTTAAACTACCAAAAAATATACCTGTATCACAATATCATGGTGATTTCACACTTGAGAATATTTTATATTCAACACACAAAAATGATTTTATTTTAATAGATCCAATAACAACCGAATATTCATCGTATGTGTTTGATATAGCAAAATTAAGACAGGATCTTAAATGTAAATGGTTTATTCGAAATGAGCCAGACTTATACATAAATTCCAAACTTAAAAATATAGATGAAGAAATATCCAAATTCAATTGTAATAATGATTATCTATTGATATTAATGTTAATGAGAATACTACCGTATACCAAATCATTAATGGATGAGACTTACTTAATTAACGAGATTAATAACTTATGGAAATAATTATACCCTGCGCCGGAATGTCATCTAGATTTCCTAATCTACGACCAAAGTATCTATTAACCGATTACAAAGGGTTAATGATGGTCGAAAATTCAGCAAAACAATTCATTGGTAAATATAATGTAACGCTTGTTATATTAGAAACTCACGATAAACAATTTAATGCATCCCAAAAATTAAAAGAAGTTTTTGGTGACAATATTAATATTATTATATTACCAGAGATAACATCTGGTCCAGCCGAAACTGTTTACAAAGCACTTAAAATAGCTGGAATTGATGAGGAATCTCCTATATTCATTAAAGATTGTGATAGTTATTTTGATTGTACGATAGAACCTGGTAATAATGTATATGTTTCAGACTTGAAGGATAACCCGCATATGCATAATACTGCCGGAAAAAGTTATACAATATCAAATAATCAAGGAATCATAACAAGTATTGTAGAAAAACAAATAGTAAGCAGCAGTTTTTGCGTTGGTGGGTATCAATTTGGTACTGCACGTGATTTTATTAAATCATTTGAGGCGTTATACAGTAGATCAGAAATATATGTATCTAATGTTATTGATTATTTAATTTTAAACGGTGCTATATTTATTGAACAGTATGTAACAAATTTTATCGATATAGGAACCGCGCCTGAGTGGTTTGAATATAATAACAGGCCAACCTATTTTTGTGATATTGATGGAACTATAATCAAATCAACTATGAATTATTATGAACCATATATACCATTAACAAACAATATCAATAAGCTGAAATCCGAAATGGCTAGGGGATGTAAAATTATATTTTGTACTGCCCGTGGAAAACAATACAAAAATTTGACTATGAATATGCTTGATGAATTGGGATTTGGAGATTGTGATTTAATTATGGAAGTTCATCATTCTAAAAGAGTGGTAATTAATGACTATGCCAATAGTAATCCATACCCGACAGCAATTGCTGTTAATATAGCACGGGATTCCGATAATTTAGGAGATTTTATATGAGTAAATGCCCAATATGCCAATCACCAATGGAAATTGTAAGTGTTTTTGATTCGGTACCGGTTTCCTCGGCACAATTGTTTGATACTGCTACAAATGTACAAACAACATCAATGAATGTGCGTGTCTGTGATAACTGTAACCATGTGACTAATTTTAACTTTCAGCCATCTATATACACTGCCGATAGTTATGTTACAAAAAAAGCAATAAGTGTATCCATGAATAATAATTTAACAAATATAATAAATTTTTTAAATGTATCTAACATATCTATTTTAGAAATAGGATCTGGGTCTGGTGAAATTGCAAATTACTATTCTGAACATGGTTGCAATGTCACTACTGTTGATCCATGTATTACTGGATACGAAAACACAGCAATCACCCATTATCAGCAATTTTTTGATGTATCATTCCCTGATAACCAATATGACTTGATAATTGCTAGACATATAATAGAACATATCGATAACCCAATCGAATTTTTAAAACTTTGTAAATCACGGCTTTCAGACACTGGCCAGGTGTATATTGAAGTCCCAAATCTGGATTCTACTCTTATGAATGACCAGGTAGTAGATTTTTTTAATGACCATGTGCAACATTTTAGTATTAATAGTTTAAACTTGTGTTCCGCATTATCTGGGTTTACTACTGCATACCAAATAGATTTATTAAACAAGTCACATATTGGAATTATAATTACACCTATCAAAAAGCAACAGATTACAAACGCCATATCACGTTCTAAACTGGCGTATGACAACATTCTGTCAGCGTTGAATATTGATTTTACGATTTACGGAGCAGGGGCACATGCCTCTACGTTTGTTGGTAGTATTCCAATTGAAATTCGCAAGAATATAGTAGCTATTATTGATAAAGATCAGCGAAAAAGTGGTAAATTCATTCCTGGATGCACTATTCCAATCACACTTCCAAAAATGATTACAACATCGGTAGTAGTAAATACTTCAGTGTTGTATAAATCTGAGATAGAACAGTTTTTGCGAAATGAGTTGAACTTCACTGGTGAAATTTTACACCTCTGATAGTCCGTTTTTAAAATTTATCTTGACATCACAGATAAATCTGATATAATAAGTTTTCATTTACTTTTATGAGATCCAACATGATAGATATCGATAAAACAATTGTAGACACGATTAAATGCTTAATCGAACGCGAAGCAAATAACCGTTCAAAACCAAATAGAATAGCCCAAGAAAAGTACGAACACTTAACTGAAACAATTGAGTGGGAAGTTAGACGTGCTAAAGACTTTTACGAAAGTATTAAAGCTGACGGCTTAACTATCAATACGGTTGAGGCAGAAGGCTTTTTACGAGCTATGTTGTGGATAGAATCTACAGTTAAAGAAGTAAACGAAACCCACGATAACAACGACGAGGACTAAACAATGGAACTAATTCGAAATGTTCTGGTATCACTATTTGTGATGATAACAATCACTATGATGGTAATTGTTTTTGCATATGTAAAGATTGGTCCAGTGGAAGAAACACCAGTATCGGAAACTACAGTAGTAGAACTTAATAAAGTAGATCCACAATGAACCATTCAGAGCCATTAGAAAGATGCCCTAAATGTAATGGGGCATTACTGCATTTTAGATCAATGAACAAAAAATGCTGTTCAGATTGTAGAACTGAATTTGACTGGTATCTAAAAGAAGGTCAAGCATCTCTTATACAACATCAACGATGAGTATTGTTCTTTACGAGATTTCAGATGCATTAGTATCATGGTATAATGGGAAATATTTTACTAATTATTCACCTCTTATTTCACATACTGACAAAGTAATAATTTCTGATTGGAAATTAGTTATGCACTCTGAAAGAATATGGAGGAAAGACGGTGATGATTTACGATATTTAAAACATCGCACTGAAGATATAAAAACAGCAGTAGTTGACCAAGTTGAATTTACATTTTTATTATTAAAGAGTAATCCACTGTGAAAAAAATTGAAAGACAACAATGGTTAGAAAAAACTAGACGATTAAATGAATCTAACACGTTGAAAGTTGGTGATGAAGTCGTTGATATTGACAAAAACAAAGGCATTGTTGTAAAAATAGTGAAAGGTATTTCACTAGATGAACATGGGGTCGTATACGTATGGCAGTCTGAAAGATATGAGTATGGTTCTGATAATTGTGAACATTATTGTGAGTTTACTTGGAAAGACACGTTGAGGATTTTATGAGCGAGACATTAGAAGACGTTGTAAATGATGGTGTTATGTTTGTTAAAAGTTTAACCAGACATTATGGGGCTGATAAAGCAATGGAAGTTTGGGAAGCAATGAATGTGGCACTTGGTACAGAAGTAAAAGGTCGGGTGTTCTTTAGAATGATTGAAGGTTCGTCTGCATCTGAAGTAAAATTTAGAATAGGAAATATTCGGGCTAATGGTTCAGTTATTTCAGCTATAAAACTCGTTAGAGAGTATACTGGATATAGTCTCAGAGACTCGAAAATTGCGGTTGATCAGTCAGATTTTTCTACAAGTACTGTTATCATAATTGATTATCGAAAACGAAAGGACTTTACTAGGAAGTTAAGAGACCTTGGTGGTAAAGTAGAATAAATATTTAAGGACAAGGATGTCTACAATTCAAATAACATCAAAAACAATAAACGCTACGCCTAGAAAATTAAAAGCTTCTTGGGCTATTGAACCAGCACAAGATTTGATGTCTGCAACTCTTGCAAAAGAAATTCAAGAAGAAATGGATAGAGAAATCTTTTGGGAGTTATTTAAAACAGCTTTCCCAGATTGGACACAAATAAAACTTCCATATCCAATAGCTAGGTCATTAAATGAACACGTGATTAAAACATGGTGTTCAGAAAATTTAAAAGGTAATTTTAACGGCTATCGTGAACAATGGCTGTTTGAACGACCAGAAGATGCCACGTGGTTTACACTACGGTGGTTCAGTGAAGAACAACAATAAGGAAATTAAAATGAATAATACTCGATAATAACTTTATACAATTATTTTAACTTTTTATATTTTCTAGTTATTCGTTTTGGATTTTCTTTACATGATTTAACATGTCTAGTGATTCCTGTACCTTGTCCAAACAGTTGATGACAAAATGGACATGATTCTTTTTCAATTAATTTACCTGTTAATGGATTCGCAATTTTATTTGGGTTATGCAAACATCTAGATTCGTGTGCCTTTATGTTATTAGTCGCAATATTTGATGAACAAAACTTACAACTAACAATTGCAGGTTTTGATTTAACTAATGGGGTTTTTTTATTAGGATTGTGAGTACAATAATAGGTTTCGTGAAATACGATACCATTACCAATTGAAAATAATTTATTACAGTATTTACATGGAGCCTTTGTAAATTTTTCCCCGGCATATTTATGAATTTTCTTATTAGGGTTGTTAATGCAAAACATTTCATGAAGCAAAATTGCACTATTTTTTGCAAAATGTTCTCCGCAAAATTTACATTGTGTTGTTTCATATACTTTTCCAAGCGGTCCCCAATTATTTGCTCCACTGGTTTTATTCATCAATATTCCAGTATGAATATCAATTCTACCATAATGATTTATTAAAATAATTTCATAATTGGTAGCAGTATCTTTTGTAATATTATCAGAAAAAATTACAATTAATGATGGGTCTGGTGTTTTTACATTATTATGTTTTTCAGATGGTCTATTAGATCTTCCTTCTCCAATATAATATAAACTACCAGAGGGGCCGTATTCATCATCGTGTTCACGTAAATACCCATATACACAACACCCAGAAAGTTGTTTGATATGTGTTAATAATGTAGGATTTAGATAATTTTTTATATCTTCTGGTAGATTACTTATATCCTCTACAAATAAATTTTGAGGTTGATTGACAGAATCGATTTCATGTGGTAAAATATGTTTACTAAATAACATTGTTGATGCTCCTTCAAAGCATTAAAGTGGTTGGGAATTGGTAGTTCCGTGAACCACACTTATTTATCTACTTAAACAAAAGGAATACAAATGAACAATTCAATATTTGAAGATCAACGTAAGTTTATGCAAGCGAGTGATCAAACAGTTGACAAATTCAATGAAGCACAGTATAATCTATACTTGAACCTCATTAGAGAAGAATTTAATGAATTACAAGTTGCAATCGATGACAATGATAAAACTGAACAGTTAGATGCATTGTTGGATATGATTGTTGTTATTGCTGGCGCAATTCATTCAGCTGGATTCGATGGAGAAGGCGGATGGAATGAAGTAATTCGTTCTAATATGAGCAAAATCGATCCAGAGACCGGTAGGGTTAAAAAACGTGAAGATGGAAAAGTTTTAAAACCTGCCAGTTTTTCACCACCAAATTTAGAACCATTTTTAGTAAAATAATAAGAGGAAAAATATGGCACAATATGCAAATTACTGGTCTTGCTCTACGTTTGCGAAATGGCTTTCTGGTACACCAAAACCAGAAGCAGGTACTGCACGACAATGGCGAGAATGGCGAAAAGAAGCACAATTAAAACACCCAGTTCGATATTGGTTGGCAGAAGAAGGATTGACATATCTCCAAGATTTTGTATATTGGCCATACAATAGGTTTCACTCTATCAGATATTACATTAATAATCGGTGGGTTACGAAAAGTCATTCATTAACTGCACATCCAAACGATATTAAGCCAGGTAATTGGCAAGATGTTGGATATCGTTTTCTACCATGTTTATTTAATGAGTTAGTTGATTTTGTTGAGGTAGAAACTGCATGGCATCATGTCATGTGGGATGAAGAGGAAAGAAAAAAATATTGTGTACCATGGTGGAGGACTAATTTTTTCAAATGGAGAACTTGGCGATGTGCAGAAGCTGGGGTTGCACATTTAGATTGGGCGGCTTCATTGGTTAATGATGAATCATGGGGTTATAAACCTACTGACCCAGAATATGGAAAATTAACTCATCAAGCATTAATTGCAGTTGAAATTAAAGAACTATATACTTGGTGGAAAGAAGTATACCCAAATCGCCCAGATCCATATGACATTAGTGGTTGGTCTGCTGTTTGTGCAAAAAAACGTACTGATGGATCAGATATAATGGACTTGTTTGATACCGAAAGTGAAACACCAGATGAACGTGCTGTACGTTCAAATTCACACAATCGTTTAGCTGAGATCGAAGCACAGTATGAGCAAGAAGAAGATGATATGCTCATCAGATTGATTAAAGTAAGAAAATCACTGTGGACATAATATCTAACAATTTTTGTAAATGTGGTAGTGAGCGTCAATACAGTAATAAGTATGACGCTTACTACTGCGAATTATGTAATAAATGGTTGGAACCAAAATGTAAAGACTCAGATTGTGTTTTTTGTAATTCCAGACCAGAAAAACCAAGTCAAATAATTACTCAACCGACCAAATAAAAGGAATTTTATGGCAAAAGTAACTAAAAAACCTAAAAAAGCTAAAATCACTAGTGTTACCATCCGCGAAAATCGTAATAAAGATTGGAGTCCTCGGTGGGATGATACTGAGTCATTGTCGGCCACCGAATATCTAAAGCATTACCATACTGCTATGCAATATTATAATCTTCAATTCAGTGGCAAAGATCTTAAACCAGCAGTATTGACATGGATGGGCGAGAATGGGTATGAAAAAGATGTAATCACTGAATTTAAAAAATCTAAAGATTGGCGAGTTAGTACAACAATGGGTGCAGTAGCAAGTTGTCTTTCAAGAGGAATGCCAGAACAACGTGATGATTTTAATAATGGTGCTAACACTAAAGATTGGCTAGTTAATGCAATTAATGTTGTGTTAAATGATAGTAAAAACGACATAGATGTTGAGGAAGAGACGGAATCAAAACCGAGTGCTCCTGTTATCAGTATCCAAGAGCGTGTTAGAGAGGCTACCTTTAAAATGACTGAAGAAATTGAGGATGCTATTGAAGTTTGGATGGAAAAACCCGATAAGTTCGATCCCAAACAGTTCAAAATTCTTAATTTATTAAAGGGAAAAGAGGTTAAAGCAGCACATGCGCGAGTAATTAAGGATTATTATTCATCTGGATTGGTTGAATTGACAGCGGTAATGGAAGGAACCGATGATGATTTAAAAGAAGGGTATAAACATCGATCTAAAAAGCAAATTAATAATCTATTAGTATTCTATAAAGAAATTGATTCGGCCTGTACGATGATCATGGAAGAAGCAAAAGTAACTCGAAAACCTAAAGCTAAAAAAGCAGTTCCAAAAGATAAAGTAGTAGAAAAACTCAAATATTTGAAAACATTCGAGCCATTGAAATTAGTATCAATTAATCCGACTGATATAATAGGGTCAAAAGAATTGTGGGTTTATAATACAAAGCTACGTAAACTTGGAAAATACATTGCAGATGAGTTAACTGGGCCATTAAGTGTAAAAGGTACAACCATTATAGGGTTTGACGAACATAAAAGCATTCAAAAAACAATTCGCAAACCAGATGAAAAACTTAAAGAGTTTAAAGCAGCTGGAAAGATTGCACTCAGAAAATTTCTTGATGATATTAATTCAACTGATACAAAACTAAATGGCCGAATAAATGAAGAAACCATTCTATTAAAGATGGGATAAAATATTCGTATCATGTATCCTAAATACTATATGATACGATTTTCTATGTTAATCAACCAACATGATACTTTGATGAATGCTATAAACAAACGACGCCAATGGTGGCTAATTGTGAGTTTATTGATGTTTGCATCTGTAATATGGATAATCCTTAAATGGGACTGGTTTACCAGTCTTCACAATATTCCAATCTGGTGGGCTATTGTATCATTGCTCGCAATTACATGTATTAGCTGGTGGTTGTGGACATTGAAGTTTATCAATCAGTTATTGGATCATCGACGTACTGAATATGAACTGATAGATGATTTATTACGCGAAATTAAAGATTTAAATATCCTTGTGAAAGAACTTACCGTTGACAATACAAAATAATTAGCATATTCTATGTCTTTGAATATAATTTTACTGCGGAGAGCTCAAATGACACACAGAATCGGGTTTTGTTGTAAATGGATTGACACACCGGCCCAAGTCAATGGTATTAAAGCAACTGATGATTGTAAAAAATATAACACTGGTACTACTACAGTAGCATGGCTCAATCGTCAAACGAAATCAACTGCTGAATCAAAGCTTTGGTCTTTAATCAAACAAAATATTAAACCGGTCTATAGACCGGTTTCTATATCTAGCATTTTATATTTTATGTTTACATTGTTCGCCGTGCCATCTCTTATGCATAGCTGGGCTAGATAATTTCCCACAATATACGCAACTAATTTTTGGTATTTGTTTTAATTTTAATTTTCGTTCTTCAGTAAATAATTTCCCTGCATTAGCTTCGGATAATTTTTTTCTGTGCGATTCAGATTTAGGTTTTCCTTGTAATTTAACATTTCGTTTGTCTAATTTAGCTTTTGATTGTTTTAATTTTGTTTCTTCTGTGTGAGTTCTTCCATACATCGGATTATTAGAACCAGATGTTGCTTTAGAAATTTTTATTTTAGTGTCTTCTGTATGATGTTTTCCTTTATTTGCAGGAATTCTTCCTTTATGAAATTTAGACATCTTTAATCTAGCGTCTTCTGTATGTGTTTTTCCATACATAGGATTCCCACTTTCAGCCATGAATTTTGATTGTTCTTCAGAGTATAATTTACGGGAAATTGCATAAAGTTTGGATGTAGGGATATACCTATCTTGATGTTTATTTGATAAAGTTGACATCGCATTGAGCGCAAACGCCATATTTCTTTTAAATGTACCTGTAACGAATTTGACTAATAATAAATGACAAATAAAATGTTCTCTAGCTGTTAATTTAACTAAATTGGATTTATCATTGACACCGCCCATTGATTTCGGTATAATGTGATGCAATTCTGTATATCCATTGGTGTTTCTAGTTTTAGCTTTATCTATAATATTAAAATACCATTTATGATATTTATTTTCCACAAACATAATTATTTTCCTTTTAACTGAGTTATTACCTATTTATAAAAATTATGAATTTTAATAAGATTGGATTTGCCTGTAAAATTTCTGCTGTTAATGATAAAAATGAAATTGTTTCTATCCCAAAATATAATACAAAAACAACAACTATTGCATGGTTGAATAAACAAACTAAAAAAACTGCTGAAACTAAATTGATGTTATTATTACGGCATAATTTAGAAGCAACTTGTAAAGCAGTAGAATATGTTTCTAAACAAAATCCATCATTGAGACTTTTCAGATTAACGTCTGATATTTTACCAGTCTATACTCATACGGACTGGACATATTTTTATCAATCAGAATCTATTCAACAACTATTACAGCAAAAATTTGCGGCAATTGGTGATTTAGCAAGACACCACGATGTGCGATTATCTTTTCATCCTGGACAATTTTGTTGTTTAGCAAGCGATCGACCAGATGTGGTAGAAAATAGTATTGCAGAATTTGAATACCACGCTGATATGGCACGTTGGATGGGATATGGTAAAACCTTCCAAGATATGAAAATTAATGTACACATTGCTGGTAAACGTGGTCCTGCAGGAATGCTTGAAGCATATGAAAAATTAAGTGATGTTGCTAAAAACTGTATAACAATTGAAAATGAGGAAATGACCCATGGACTTGATGCTTGTCTTACTATTGCTGACAGGATTCCTGTCGTTCTCGATATTCACCATCATTTTATCAAAACTGGAGAATACATCAACCCCGATGACCCACGGGTTGAAATGGTTATTCAAAGTTGGCGAGGTGTTCGCCCTACTTTACATTATTCTATTAGTAGGGAAGATGTTTTGGTCAATCATTGCGCCAGCACTAAACCAGATCTTAACTTACTTTTAGAAGCTGGACATTCTAAACAAAAACTTCGCGCACATTCTGATTTCTACTGGAACGATGCTGTTAATAACTGGGCATTGACATTCTCAGATAAATTTGATATACTTTGTGAATCAAAAGCCAAAAATTTAGCGAGTTTTAAATTATATGATTATAGAACAAGAAAATATCTGGACCAATCAGTGGTTTTATAATAATGCTAAATGGAAACTTAAATTTGTTTGGTTTCCAACCAGATGCGATTTATCGAAAAAAATAATGTGGCTTACATATGCATATCGAGGTATAAGTACGTATTACTTGCCTGCAGATATGGGTATGAATAAACACCTAGTAATTGGTACACGTTGGATTACAAAACAAGAATTTATTTTTGGTAAAATAAAAGGCACGATATAAAAAAGGGGCGTATAGCCCCTTTGATTTATTTTGCTTTCGGTTTTCTACCACGTTTTTTAGGTAGAGGTGGTTCTACAATTTCTGGCTTGACAACTGATTTTGGTGCGACTGGTTTTTTAATTTTTTTAGATACAGCTTTTACTGCTTCTTTAACATCATCAACATTAACAACATCATCATTATTCACATCTGCAACTTCTTTAAGTTTTTTAATTTCTTTAAGTTTTTTTGTAAGTCTTTTTTTAGCTTCTTTAACATCATCAACATTAACAACACCATCTTTATTTACATCAGCTAACTTTTTTACACGTTTTGATGCAGTTTTAACTATCTCGACTGTTTCTTCGATTTGTGTTGGCTTGAACCCAAATAATTTTTTTATAAAATCAAACATAAAATCTCCTTTGTTAATTATTTATATTCAGAATTACAATAGATTAAAAAATTGTTGATAAATACAACAATAATCAAATTTAAGGAAACGTTTAACATGGAACAACAACATATTAATACTGGTGCTACCGGACCAGGTAATGATGGAACTGGTGATAGCATTAGAGTTGCATTTGAAAAAGTAAATGCCAATTTTGATGTGTTATATGGGGTTTTTGGTGCATCTGGTGCTATTAGATTCACTGCTCTTGGAGATGCCCCATCATCATATGCTGCAAATCAAGTAATAATTGCCAATACTACGGGATCAGCCTTAACTGCTAGAACTATTAAATCAAGTGACTCTAGCATACAAATTGATGCATCAAATAATGCTGAATTAGATATTACTGTAGCATCAGTTGAAGCAGATACATCGCCTGAACTGTTTGGTCCATTGAATGCTAATTATTTCACAATAGGTCGTCTTCGTAACCCGAGTGTAGATGCCGTAAATGCATTTAATGATACATGGGCGGTCTTAAACCCAGATTACACAACATCAATTTTGGAATTACCAGTAACTGTCCATCACGGATTGCATAACTACGTAGCTGGTGTTCCTAGACAATCTAATGGTGAACCAATTATTACACATAATGATATTGCTACATATATTGTATCGACTGCATTAAAAACAAGAGATCAACCAAGTATTGAGCAAACTGATGATCCAGATTATGATTCTACATTAACAAGTAATTATCTTGCTACAGAAGTAATGCAACGAAAAGATGTTGTTTATCGAGGTGGTGACACCATGACCGGGGTATTGACACTATCCGATCATCCGCATCCATTGGAAGGGGAAATCGGCTCACGCCAGGCTGTGACTCAACATTATGTTGATGAATTATATGTTTCAAAATTATCATTAGCAGATAGTGTAACAACTGATGATATTACTGTAAAAAATATATACAATGGTAATGGTGCAACCGGGCC